TCAGGCCGGTTGCGATCCTGTATATGTTTCTGCCCATTGCTTGATCTCGCTTGCGCGCCATCTTTTGACTCGCGGACTGATGGCAATGGGCTTCGGAAAGCTCGGGTCCTGCGCGACATATTTCCAGATGGTTGAGACCCCCAGGTTGAGGGTTGCGGCCACCTGGCGGACATCGAGCATCAAAACGCCAAGCTGTGGTGGCGGAGGTGTCAAGTCTTTACGTTTCATCATTTGATTTCTCAAGGTTGGTTCGGCGATCTTTCTCCCACGGCGGAACGTAACGTGGCGGAACCGGTGCCGGCACAAAGGCCAGCACCCTTTCCCACTTGGTTTCGTTCCACTTGTGGCCATCCCACAAGAGCAGTTTGAGATCGTAGAACCGATTCAAGTTGTTAACGACCGTCGTGATGTACGTGGCGACCACGCGCGGCTTGCACTTGGGGTAAGGGAGCCAGTTCATATCAGCGTGTCAAAAAGACAGGTATCGGAGCGACTTTCTCGCGGAGTTCTTTGACCATCTCGTCGCGCATCTCCTCGAGCAGAATATCCAGGTCGCGCAACTCGATGGTGAAGACCAGTTTGGTTGAATCCACGATTCGATACCGCATAGTGGCAAGAACGTTGTAGCGGTCATTGCGACCGACAATGGGGCGCAGCTGGATCCAGAAGTCACGCGGAACCGAAATGTTTGCAGTGCCACCGTCGGCGTCGAGCTCGTTGTAGGTGAGCTGAACTCGGCCGTTGTCGAGGTTGACAGACTTCTTGAACTCGACCTTCTTGACATCCGAGAGGTTTGACACAAAGGTCAGGACTTCAGATGACGTCGGAGCCTTGGGCTGATCATCCGGTCGAACGATGTTGGAAAGGTGGCGGTCAAGGAAGCGACACAGCTCGATCTGAGACAGATCTTTGCCATCAATATCTCGCCACTCGACAAAGTCTTTGCTGAGAAGCGGATCGAGCTTGACTTGATGGTCTCGCCAGCTCGTCACGACGTTGTCGGCATCGTCGCAATAGCCGCAGGCAAGGTAGTCAGAGGAGTTTGCTGATGGCCATTGCGAGTTCACGTGAACAGCGGCTCTATCTGTCTTGTGGATGTCAAGGTAGCTCTTGAAACTGTCGGCATCGATGACGCTCACGATGCGGATGTCGCGCGGAGGATGATCCAAAAGGTTCTCGGCAGGGTGGACCACAAAGTCCTTCGGCACAGCAATGTGAGGGACGCCCTCGATGCTCATGGAGAAGGGTTTTGCGACTTCGACGGGGGTGGTGTTTTGGATGTTGGAGTCAGACATGGTGGGGACCTCAGTTCACTTTCTTGAAACGTTCTTCGGTGGTCGGCTCTTCTGTCGGCTCGACCTTGTCGAAATTGAGCTTGCGCTGGCGAGGATCGGATTCACACAGATCGCCGTCGTCGGTCGCAAAGAGGATTGTCTCGGCGGTCGGCAGCTTCGGCGTCTTGAGATTGACTTCATCGCTGACGATCACGGAAGAGCCGCTGTTCTTTGTAGCTGGCTTCACAGAGATCTTGATCGTCAAGGTGCCGCCCTTCCCGATGAAGCCGACACAGCGGTTGAGTTCGCGCAGGGCTTCATCGATGTCTTCCAGAAGGCCTCCCTGGCGGATGAGTGCAAGTTGCGTCATTGGTTTTTCTCCTACGTTATTCGGTGGTGTCTGCGTTCATGGCGTCGGCTTCCTTCGCCACCTCGCTTAGGCCCTTTGGGTACAGGGCGCGCACCTGCAGCTTTTGCTCTTTCGTAAGGCTTTGCCAGAAAGCCTTGTAGCTTTCCGAGCCCTCATTTGCCGCGGCAAAGGCCAGCTGCGCAAGTTCTCTCTCTTCAGGTGATTGGATCTGGCTCTCATCGACGATGTCCGGCGCGTCCGGATCGATGTCGTGGCCTTCGGCTTCCTCAGCTGTGCGATCCGGGCAGATGTCCGGGAACGCCTTACGAAGTGCCTGGCTTTCGGCGCACTTGGCCAACATTCCGCGGGGGCGCTTACGCCACATCGGCGTCGGGACGCCTTCCTTGGAAACGGCACACGATTCGGTGAAGTATTCGACGGCAGTGAACTCGGCCACGTAGCCGGTCTTGAGCAGGCGCTTGACGGTGACGCGGCACCACTCCGGGGCTGACATATCTCGGCCGCCGTAGGTGAAGGTGACCGGATCGCCGAATTCCGGCTCGGAGATGCCGGCTAGGCGTCCGCTCTCGGCCGCCTGCGTGCGGTACAAGTTCAGCCCGGGGATGATGACGTCACGGTTGGCCTTGAGCTTGCTGTCGTACATCGGAACGATGTGTACAGGGTGCAGGAAAGGATCCAGGTGACGTGCCCGGCAATAGTCCAGAACCATCTGGACCGACGCATCAGATGCGCCGGGGTAGAGCGAGTTTTTCAGAGTTTGGATCAGCTGCTTGTCATCAATTTGTGCGATTTCAGTCGATGCCATAAGTACCTCAAAGAAGTGAAGTGATCTTCCAGTATGCGAAAGCGGTTACAAGTGGGATGGCGATGAGGCTGGACGCCAGAAGGACGCCGTACTTGGACACGAAGGTGCGCAACTTCTTGAAGCGCTCCTGAGGTCCGTAGACGCCTCGCTGCATCCGAGCGCAGTGCGCTTCCCATGCGGTGTCATGTGTGGTGGGTGTCATGTCTGTGGGCATAAAAAAAGCCGCCCGGAGGCGGCCAGTTGGTGATTGCTTATGGGTTACTTAGCGGCGTGTTTGATCGCCCAATATTTGTAGCAGTCCAGTTCTTTCACCGGAAACCCGATGTCAGCCAGGCTGAGCTCGATGATGTCCATGTTGAGACTGTGGATCGCATCCGAGAGCCCCTCGGCATAAGGAGAGCGAAGATCTTTTAGGAGCTTCAGAAACCGTATCAGGTGGTCGCGGTGTAAGTAGTTCCAGATGAAGATGAAATTGCGCATGTTTTCGCAGAATGTCGGTGATACGACGATCTTGGGACGACTTTCCGGAACGGGTTCTGGATGTGTCTGGGGGATTCCCTCGGGCACATTGAGCGGCATGGTCCGGATGAACTCAAGGGCGTCTTCGAACTTGTCGCGCGGGATGTGCGTGTATTTGGTGACCTGGTATCGAGCTTTAAGAGCCCGGTACACGGTCTGGTAGTGAACGCCGTTGCGCTTGCACCGTTTAGCAACCTCGCTCAGGATTTGGTACGACTGCTGCTCGGTGAGCGTCGGAGGCGGTAGCTGCGCTTTCGCGGGGCATTGCGGGTGCAACTGCTTTTCCATTCGCTCGAATTCATCGTAGAACGCACACTTGAAATCGAGCGCCTTGGCTCCGGTGAAGCCCATGGCAAGGATGCTGAAGCCTTTGCGGTCCATCCAGTAGATGGTTACCTTCTTGGTGCCACCATTGCCAACCTGTACTGTCTCTTGCAACAGTCCAAAATTGGACGATTGCTCTAGTTCTGGTTTTTGAGCGATCAAAGCACGTATGTCACGCATAACGTGTTGATGCTGTTTTCCGAAGCACTCTGCAACGATACGGGAGGTTGTGACTGGACGGCCTTTGATAACTTTGAAGGCGTTTTGGCTGATGAGTTGAGACATTTAAGACTCCCTCGACGTGTATGTGGTAGGAGCCTCGCGCCATTTTCTCAGGATGGTGAGCGAAGCACTGCGGGTTGAGAAAACCGCCTCCGTCAAGGGCATCAAGCGGCCACGCTCCTTCGCACGGTGTACCACCACACGTACGATCTCAACGCGTACCCGCAGGCCTCACTCATAAAGTGATTGCTTTGCGCACAAAAAGGCCACTGGCTATTGGTAGTGACAGTGGTGCGCTGCCCAGATAACGGATGTTCGGGTTTCTCAGGCCCGGTCTGCTTTTTACTCGCAGACGGGATCATTGTGCGGCAAAGCTAGTGAATTGTCAAAGTGGGGATGCCCCTCCGTGGGAAAATGAGAGGTGCGAATCTTTCATTTCTCACAAAGGGGCAAAAGATGGATGCATCAAGCATTTGTGACATTGTTTTGGGAGTATCCGGGGTTATGGCCGGAGTGATTGCCGCTTGGTTTGCGCGTCTGACATGGAGTCACGGCAAGAGTTTGGAACGACCACAGATATCCTCTCTGTCGGCCAGTTTCAAGGAAGGAAGACTTTTTTGCCGTATCCATGTCCAGCCCGGGACCGTCTTCGACATAGTGACGGCATTGAAGGTCCCCGGCCTGAAGATGGCGTTTGCCACTTCAAAATACCCTGAATGCTATCCTGATGAAGCGGTTCAGCAGAGCGCCTATGTGGAGGAAGTCCCGTTGGCAGTTGAACTCGAACCCGGTATGGGCCACAAGTCGCTGTATTTCATTTTTGAGCGCGTGCCAGACGACGCATTCGACGTCGTCGCTTCAACAAAATCGCACGGTGAAGTTTCCTTCCGCGTTGGGCAGAGCATCGTTGATGATTGGCAGCATAAGAAAGCCTTGAGTATGCGAAGCTCAGGTTGCGAAGGTTTTCGTTAATTCGTCTGGTGATTTTCACCAGATAGATGACGGCAATCGATGTCAATATGATCCCGACATTGATCAAAGCGATCAGAAAGTAGTCGTTCATACCATTGTTTTCCCTTTAAACGGTTCCCACTCAATAGCGCTCGCCCCTCCGTGGGAATATATTTGCTTCCATTTGGGTTCCTCTATGGCTGGCCACCGTCCGCGCAGTGCCCTACGCAGTTGCAGTCTCTCGACGCTTTGCACACATCGTGGACGGCGGCCGAAGAGGGTTAGTCGGGTTCGTAAGGCTCCGGGAGCTCTGCCCACGCCAACACTTGGTCCAAAATGTTTAAATCCAGCCAGCTCTTTGCAAAGTCGCTGTAGAACAGCGTGTCAACGAAGATAGCCCCTGTAGGCGATTGGATAGTGACGAGAAATTTGTCGAATCTTGATGGCACGTCGTCCGGATACTTGTGCCAGACTATCTTGGCCTCGCTCATGTCTTAATCCCACGGGCGGTAACGCTTGATTCGATTAGACGGTGAGAATGGTGAGCCAGTGCAGCCGCACCACTTTCCATCCTTGAAAATGGCAGCACACATGTATATGCGACTTTCGTCATTGAGTTGAACCTCGGCCCGCATCCAGACGCCTTCCGGAGGTGTTACGTCCGGGTAAGAGTTCCACGCGTTTGGGTCATACTCCGGTGCGATCTCAAAGTCCTCTTTGAAGAGCGTGACGGTGAAGCGGCTTTCACCCAGTTGGACGTTGGTAGCTGGCTTTTTCGCCAAGAATTTGCCCATCGTCTTGAGCATCTCGGAAAAGGCACCGTTACTCTGCTCGTCGAGCTTCTGCTGGAGCTTTCTGTCTCGAAGGCGGTAGGTCGTCATACATCCTCCTTTTCAGCCTCGACGCGACGCAGTGTGCGCTCGATCTTGTACTCGGTCTGAAGGTCGAAACTGGCGGCACATTCTTTGCCCTGGCGGACGAGGTAGACCAGTTGATCGATCATGATCTTCACGTCTGCAAGTTCTTCGATGAAGCGCACGTAATCGTATGCTGAGTTTTCGCTCCGACTATTGAGATGCTTGATCTCGACCATCAGTTCGGCCATCTCTTCGATGGCCTTCTCGGCTTGAGCTTGAAAACCGAAGTGGTTGGCGATGATCTTGAGTCTCGGATCGATGTCTTTCATGATTACCTCACAATCGCTGAGATCAGATCGACCCAGAAGCAGATGCCAGCACCGAAGATGCCGACGGCGATGAATCCGATGAAGCCGATGATGGCGACGGCTGACATCAGTTCACAAAAGTCTTGCATTTCGTCTCCTTGAAGAAAATCAGGTATGGCCGCTTAAAGGTGCAAAATTGAGGGTGTCCAATCTTCAACTAACCCCTTTAGCGGCCATGCCTGATTTTCCGTATTCCGCTATTCCATTGGTCGGTCGACTCGTTTCCGCCCTGATGGCAATAAAAAATCGTTTGATGGAAACAGTTCCTGTGATTGACGCTCAGTGCATTGATGTAGCCATGGAAGGCAAGGCCTTCATGATTTTGGTCAGTATCTATCCGACAAGACGGCAGTCAGAATTCGATCGCGTGACGGTCGATGATTGCAAATTGCTTGACTATGCCGTGGACGTAGATGACATGGGACTATGCCGGTATATCCCTCGCACTTCAGAGACGCCTTTCGAAAGTAAAGAAGGGAACTGGATCATCCCTCCGGAAAAGAAGCGAGAGAAACCTGTCGGGATCGGCTTTTACATACTTCCTGACAAGCCAATGAAGACCGCAAAAATTAGGTTGCATTCACCCGAATGGCTGATGTCGACAACCTGCAAGGTCGATTTGACCTGAATCCACGTCAGACCGCTCGGCTCGGAGCGGCCTCACGTGGACCTTCTCTTTCGAAAAGGCCTTGGCCTAGGGCGGCGATGCCCCCGCTAACGGTATCCATCCGGATCCGTGCCGCGCTCGCACTCAGCCTGCCCACCTCGGCAGGGTCATAGCGGTCCGGAGCCTCTCACTCCTTCGGGCCCACTATCCATTTTCACGGGGCCTATTGACGGCTTTAACGTCGCTTCCGACGATCCTCCTTTGAGGGCGGGAAACCCTTGGCGATGTACCCGCGGATCGACCATCTTTAACTGCGGGGTCGGGGAATGAGCCCTCCCGTAGCCGGGTACATCTTCAAGTGCTCTCGAGCCCTTTTTTCTGTTGCCGACGGGGCGAGGCTGTGTGGCATACGATTGAGAAAACACACGTTGCCGGCAACAGAAAGAAAGGTTCTGGCAGAGCCCTTTTGACTGGCGTCGCCGATGCCATACGGCACAGTGCTCAAGTGCGTCGTTAAAGATCTACGACGGCGCCAGTCAGAAGAGCTCTCATCCGGGCAGGTTGCAAACGATCAAGAAGGACACAAACCCTGTCACGACAGCCGCCGCCATCCAGATCGGCGAGTCGCCGTGCTTGTCTTCGGTCATGAGCCTCTGGATCAGTCGGGTCATTTCTTGGTCTCCTTGTTAAGCATCACGTCCGGAAAAAGTTCTGCGAAGAGGTTGTTCAGCGCTGTGCGCTTTTCGTTCACGACGCCGAAGAGCTCGCCGAAGAAGGCTCGGGCTGATGCCATCTCGCCTTGAGAAAATTCTTTGCGCAGGCATTGCATGAGCACCTTCTCGTACTGCGACCATCCGACGTTGGACTTCTCCGTTGAAGCGATGGCCTCCAGTTGTTCCTTCGTAATTCGCATTGCTGCCTACCTTGTTCTGATCTCCGTGGGATGATTAGAGGGTCGGGAGTGCATAAACCGACATCTCTAACCATCCTTTGGAGGAAAGTCTTTGCTTTTGGTTATATACCTGAAGGTATTGCATGAGCGAGAATATACGCAAAGCTATTACACTTGTCAATAGCTGTAGCTATATCATGGCCGCAAAAAAAAGCCGCCGAAGCGGCTTGTTAGCGTGATTAAAGGATGGCTATAGGCCGGTAGACCCAGATCGATCTACCACTTTCCCAAGAATGTGAAGGAAGTTGATTTGATCCTTCGAAATGATCTCTGCAGACCGAGAGTCTGAGGGGATTGTTTGAAGATCACCGTTGAGAAGAACGCGCAAGCGACGAACGTGAAGTCGGCCGTTGAGTGCAAATGCGTAGACTCGGCCATTCTCGATGACGGTCTGAGTTCTGTCGATCGTCACGACATCTCCTTCGTTGATGAAGGGGCTTAAAGCGTCTTCTGTAACGACGAACGCTTGAAGGTTCTCGACCTTAAGTCCGTGTTCTTCAAGCCATGTTTGATCGTAGTATTTTGGAGACATATCCATCTCATCTAGTTTCGGCTGTAACCGGGGATCGGTTTGTGCCACTAGATGAAACAGACGGACGGCTCCGTTGGTAAATGTGATGCTGGGGCTGCCAGATTCGACATCATCCCCATCGAAAAGAGGCGACCCCGCACCAGATATGAGCCACTGTAAGTTGATCGGATAACGCTCGCAAAGGCGCAACGCCGAGTCGGATTTGATTGTCTCCGTACCGCCGTTTACCCATTTATTCACAGATGGCTGCTTAACGCCGCAAATGCGGGCCAGCTCGGCTTGGGTCAGAGAGAAGTGTTGCATGACCCAACGAATGCGTTCAGATAGCGTGCTCATATAGATCATCCTATAAAAACTAAAAATAGCTTTGGGTATTGCTTGTGCTATACTCCAAGCTATATTTTCGGCTATAAGGTGATCTACATGAATAAAACCCCACGCTCAATTCGTGTCGCTCGAGCGATCGTTGATGCGTTTGGCTCTCAGACGGAGACAGCAAAAGCCGTTGGTTTGAAACAACCATCCGTCAATCGGTGGCTCAAAAAAGGCATTTCAAGACAGCGCGAAAACGATTTGAGGATCTTGTTCCCAGAACTTGCCGTCTGGCAGAAATTTCCGCCCCAAAAGAAAGCAATTTCGGAATAAAGGTGTCAGATGTCTTTCGAGCTGGCACAACAGTGCATTGATCTTGATGTCTTTGAACACGACTTAAGCCCGAAGGAAAAATTCGTGCTGGTTGTGTTGTGTCGTTTCGCAGACGATACGGGACGTTGCTATCCGTCACTTCCTACTTTGCTTGGGTTGACGGGCTTTGACGTGCGTACTACTCGAAAGGCAATCGAAAACTTGGTTGAAAAGGGATGGCTCTCCTACGTTCAAGAGCCGGGTAAGAAGCGCCAGTACACGATCAACGCAACCAAAATCCAAAGAAGGGGTGTTCCCTTCTGTGACCCAGTACAAATTTGCACCCCCAACAAAAATGCACCGGGTACAAAAACGAACCCCGTGCAAATTTGTACCTCAACCCCCGACAAAAATGCAGGGGGTACCCCGTACAAAAATGCACCCCGAATAAAACATACAAGAAACCAAGAAGAAACCAATCTACAGACAGTAGGCGACTCGTCATTTTCGCTTGAGCCGGATCAACCTCTGGCGGTGAACGAAGCCCGCGGGAACAAAGCGGCAAAAAAAGCCCCCAAGAGCAGGGAGCAGAAGCGCCCGTTTGATCTGAAGGGGTTACCCGACAAGTGGCGGCAGTACATCGTGAAGGTTCGCCCGGATCTCGATCCGGAAGTTGTGTTTGCCGATTTCGCGTTCTACTGGACGGAGGGGCAAGGGCGAGGCGAGCGCCGCACTGACAGAGGCTGGTCAAGCACTTGGATGACTTGGGTGAGGCGACAAAACAATCAGCGATCGCCTGCGGTTCGACCGCCAAAGAAGCACATCCCCGACCACCTCAACCCGAAGATTCGATTTGACGAGTCGTACTACACGAAGGAAAACCCTTTTAACCCTGATGGTTCGCTCAACTGGAAGCGAGCTCCCGATACCGATAGGAACGAGTGAAATGCAAGTACCTCAAAAACTCGGAACGATTCTCCACCGTCAGTCGGTGGGAAAGATGCGTTGGCATGACGAGGTTCGAGACTGCCAGCTGCACGGCCAGTACCTCGGTCGCGTGGTTTTTGTGCAAGGCCAGAAAGTGTGTGATGCACCTTGTCCAGAATGTCTGCGTATCAAGAGCATCAAGGATGCCGAGGCCCGCGAAGAGGCGATTCAGCGAGCAAAGGCTGAGGCAGAAATTCGACGGTTGCAAGACGCCATTGGACGAGCCTGCATACCGGAAGACTTCAAAGAAAAGACGTTCGACACCTTCGAGGCTAAAACCGACAACCAAAAGCGAAACCTAGACCTGTGCCGGCGCTATGTCTGCAACTGGAAGAGTGTGCGCGACAACGGCTACAGCTTGTTGTTTTTCGGCAATCCGGGGACTGGCAAAAGCCACCTTGCCTGCTCAATAGTACGAAGCCTGCTGCCAGGCATCACCGCACTCTATGCCCGTGTTCCGGACGTGATCTCTTACGTGCGCTCACAGTGGCGCGCAGACGCTGACGAAAGCGAACACGCGGCCAAACGTCGTTTCATAGACCTCGACCTTCTGGTGCTGGATGAGATCGGTGTGCAGGCTGGCACGGCAAATGAGCAGTCAATCCTTTTTCAGATTATCGACGGACGACTGTCTGAAAACCGCCCGACGATCTTCCTCACGAATTTGATGCCGAGAGCGCTCGCAGAGGTGCTCGGCGACCGTGTCATGGATCGCATCAACGGAAAGAGCTACGCCATGCAATTCATCGGTGGTTCCTACCGCAAGGCTCCGGCGGTTGGGGACATCTTTGGGAGTGCGTGATGAACCGTCAGCGCCTGGAGCCGAGTCCTCCCAAAAAGACGGGGCCGAAAGGCGTCACGATCGAGATCGAAAAGGCTATGGCGCTGCTTCGTCGCATCGATGGGTTCGACCTTTCAGAGGAAGATCGCCAGCAGCAGGCAGAGGCCGTCAGCTTCTTGCGCGAGGCGGTTGTCCGGCACTTGAAAAGGAATCGGATCAAGGAGAAGAAAAAGTGAGTTTGGATTTCACGGTTTCATTTTTGTCGGCCACAGTGACGGTGCAGGCCATTTACCTTCTGATCATGGCCCGCACTTTGACCAGGCTCGATTTTCAGTTCAAGGCTATGAGGGACGATATGTTTGAGATTCTTCGCTTCATGCGAACTGGGGAGATGAGGTTCGAGAAGTACGCGGCTACCGCTGCTTACAGAGAACTTTTCGAGAAGCGCGTCGGAAAAGGCCATAACGGATTTCAACCTCAACAAGGGGAGCGTCAGTGTTCAGAAGTTCGATAGGAAACCAAATGGATTCTAGCTTTTCGGATTTCGGGCTCAGAGGTATGGATAACGGAGCACTGCCGAACAAAAATTTCGGATCAAGTAATGATGCTCCGGTAAATGAACCAGCCTCATCACACAGGTCGTGAGGGATTTTGGCTCCTGTAACTTCGACGGTTCGCAGAGTCAGCGGATACGGGACATCGGTAAACGAGATGTACAGCAAAAAAATTTTTGGATTCCGTTGTAACTCGCGGGGAACAGTCATATCGCTACTGGCTGGGTAAGCATAAGCAGTAAAACCAAGGGCGGTCCTGGAAAGCTGGATGTACATAAAAACGGCTGTGGCTAGCGTGCTGAAAGCGGTGATCTGGCCTAGCAAAGAGTCGAAGAACAATCTTTACCTCCGTGGGGTGGTTGATGGGAAGTGTTGGCGCACACACCGAAATCATCTCACGGAGGCCTCGAAAAGGGTTTGAAAGCGAATGAGTAGTCGTTTTTACAAGGCGTTGGCATTGGCCATAGGGGTTGAAGCGATGCTTGTGGGCTCGATGCTATGTCTGGGAAGTCGCGCGGAAACCATCTTTAAGGTCATCGAAGCGCTTCTGTACCTCATCGGATCCATAGCTGGACTGACATGGTGCTTCTACGAATGGGGCGCTGACGAAAGGAAGAAGAAATGAAGGAAAAGAAGAGAAAGGTCTACGTCCGGGTGCCGATTGAGGACGCTCGACGGATCGATCAGATGTTGGAGCGCGTGTGGCAGAGGTCTTTCTATGAGGAAATTTCGTACAACCGCTTCACCCGCTCGCTTGGCAATGCCGAGAGGCGTGAGGCTCGCCAGTACGACATGAAGGTGGTGCGATGAAGATTCTTTTGTGGGTATTGCAGGCTCCGATCATGCAGCTATTGCGCGTGATTTTCGAAGAGCGAGGGCTGCCAACGCGCCGCATGGTTCTCTGGGCATCGTTCTATGGCTTTGTCGGGTGGCTTGCGTTTGGCGTCATTTCTTACGCCGTGTTCCGGATTCTCTATTACGTCTTGGGAGTGATCGGATGAGATACAAGATCGAGATCGATGGTGATGTGCTGCTGGACGTCTTGCACTGGCTCGAGAACTGCGGGCGGTACAAGGACGCGGTGGCAATTCGGGATCAGTACGTGGCGCAGCACAATCAGGCGCTGAAGCGGTTTGATGATCTCGGCAAGGGGGTCGCACCACAGAAGAGCGCCTCCGCTGAAGAGGCCTTGAAGATCTTCGGAGACTTCTTTGGGGGCAAGTGATGTCCATCAGGCAGATCAAGCTTGACTTTGAGACCGTCCTGAACCTGCTCTCCCTTGCACGGAGGGCAGATCAGGACAAGGCTGGTATGGGAGAGCTCGCCGCGCTGGCGATTGCCGAAGCGAAGGTGGCAGATGTTATGAGCCGGTTAGAGGAGAAGAGACAGCATGAAGAAGAGCGAAAGGATCGAGTGGGCCTATAGAGCCGGATGGCAGGCCGCACAACGTGGTGAGAATCTGTCCCGCCAAGCCAATTTAATCCAAAACCATGAAGAGCGTGCCGCTTTTATCAAGGGCTACTACTACGGCGGCCAGGCGGCGAAGGAGAAAGACTCCCATGCAGTTAACTCAAAGCGATCGTGAGGCGCTCGAAGATCGCCTTCGCAACTGGGGACGATGGGCGGCAGATCGGCCGGCTATCGGCGCCAGTTACCTCTGGCGTGCCATGAAGAAGTACGGCAAGGCGGACGAAACCGAAGGAGATGATGAGCAGGATGCCAAGCCGCCGAAGATCGATATTCTTGATGCGCTGCTGGTCGAGCGCGCGTGGGTGTCTTTGGCTGAAAGCCCGTTCATGTACCATCAGGCCAAATGGGCACTGCGAGCGCACTACTGTCTGCCTCAACAGTCAATCGCAAAGACGGCTAGGAAGCTGAAGTTCAGGGAGCGTCATTACGACAAGATCCTGAACCTTGGACGCAAGCAAATCGAAAATGTGTTAATTCGGTTTGAAAAAATTTTGGAAGCACAGCACAATGTTTCCAAAATGTGAAAGCCAGTGTTTCTGTGATGTTTGAAGGCAGCCGGATGGCTGCTTTGTCATACCTGAAAGAAACAGAGGAAGGTAAGGAAAGGAAGTCGGGCCTCGCTGCGCAAGCGAGGCTTTTTTTTGGAGACTTTGCAGACAAAAATAAAGCCCATCGAGTTAGCGGCTCGGTGGGCTTGTTTCGTATCTGATGAGATGGATCAGACATGAAAATTTTAGCCTATTTGCTAAGGGCAAAGATGAGCGTGAGACTGTTTCTTGTTTGGATTTTTGCCGTAGGTTCAGGTGCTCTTTTGCTTGGGATCCTGTTCCAGCTGTACAGAGCTGCTAGGGCTTTTGCGGATAGCGTTCCTGCATTCATGTTAGCCCTACCTGGCATGGTTTCATAAGACTGCAATGCCTCTCTTTACTCCACGTATTCCAAAACTGGATTAAATGTCGATACAAGAACTCAATACTGTCGTTCTATGGCTCATCGGTCTCTTGGTGACCTTTGCGAAGCCGCATTGCGGACGAAGGGATGATGGTGTCAGAGTCGTTCTTTGGCGAACGATCATCATTGGGTGGTTGTTTTCCATTGTTGGTATCTGTTTTTTGGGGCGCACAACCGAGGCTATGGCATGGTTTGATCTGTGGACCAAGATTTCCCTTTGCTTCGGTCTCTATAGAGATTTCATCGAAAAGCTCCGGTAGGGTTGGCAAACCAAAGATCTGCTGGAATACGGAGTACACGACAAGCAGCTTGAAGATGATTTCCGACAACCTCTTGGCTTGGTTTGCGGCCATGTCTGCCAGAATGTCGTGGCTTGGCTCCTGCTCCGCATCAATCTCATCGAAAGATTCGCGAAGCTTCTGTTCGTAATCTTGCTGCTCGACACCAGAAAGCGTTTCCAGCAGATCAGTTTCGCTCGGAACATTGAGCCGTTGAAGAACACCGGAGAAGGCTTCTAGGTTATTGCAGATCGAGGCAATGTTCGAGATTTGATCTAGCTGCGAGGCGACGTTTTGGACCAAATTACCTAGTTCGTCTAAGCGTAGCGAATGAGATTGTAGGGCGGCAAATTGACTTTCTGGTGATTTGAAGGCGTTTGCTAGTTCTAGATGTGTAGGTATTGCCGCAAGTTGATCAATCAGCCTTGACGCTGCCGATACTTGAGAACTGAGTAGTGCAGCTGTAGAAATTTGATCAATGGGTTTTAAGGCTGTTTCCATGTGATCCAAAAGCTTTGCTGATTTCACGAGATGCCTTAATTCATTGAGGTCTTCCAATGTCTTTGTGGTGCTCATGAAAGGTGTCAAATCAGTCAATTAAAGCCTCCTGGTGGAGTTGGTGAGTTGAGATACCCAACAATACACGAGGAGGCTTTTTGTTCAAGTGGCCAAGTTTCTATGCCATTGCTGACTATCTGTTCTTATCCTGGGTGTCACAGTCCTGTGCCTCGCGGCGAGCGCTACTGTGAGCGCCACAAGGACGCCGGCGAGAAACGGGACGCTGAAGCGAAGGCGCGTGCCGCTAAGAAGCGAGAGCAGCGCCGAGTGCAGCAGGCAGGCAACTCTAACGCCCGCGGCTACACGTACCGATGGAAGAAGTTACGAGATCGCTTTATCGCACAGCACCCCTACTGTGAAGAGTGTTTCAAGCAGGGAAAGATCGTGATGGCGACCGACATCGACCACATCGTCCCTCACAAGGGAGATCGATCCCTACTCTACGACGAGAAGAACCTACAGGCCTTATGTCACGAATGCCACTCGCGCAAGACTGCGACTGAGGACGGAGGGTTTGGCAATCGCCGAGTTACTTACGGGCGAAGCCGAGGATGACGGCTGGGAGAACGAAGTAGCCGACAAGGCCCAAGAATGTGTCGGGCACAGGGAAGACCCAAAAGACAAGGCCTGCCCAGATCAGCCAGAAGGCAAAGAGATTGAATAAACGCATGAGCTCATTCTACAAGGTTGGAGGGTAGTGATGCGGTACTTGGTCGTTCCGGGACGAATGGGATGGGGGCGGCTCAACTCTAAAACGCTTTCTTTTTCCAAACCGCACCGTTTCCCTCGATTTTTGTGCGTGCAAAACTGGGAGTTTTGAACTTTGGCAAGACCACGAAAGGATGAGTCCGTGAAAGCGGCGCAGGGAACTCTGCAGCCGTGCCGGCGACACCGCCAGATCGATATGACGGCGGCCACGCTCACGATCGAACCGCCTGTGGGTCTGAACAAGGACGCCCGGGCGGCTTGGCAGTTGGCTGTCGAGTGTGCTCCGGAAGGCGTGCTCACAGCGCTCGATGCCGGCGTGCTCGAAAGATGGGCTCGCAACTACGCGCTGTATCGCAAGCTCGCAAAGCTTGTCGACAAAGGTGGTGTCGTTTTCATGGTCGATGGAGAACCAACTGAAAAGCTGAGTCCGACATTTAATGCGCTCATCAAGGTTCAACAGATTTTGGCCAAGTGCGAAACCGAGCTCGGCTTTACGCCAGGCTCGCGCGCGCGTGTGAGTGTTCGGAAGAAAGACGACGATCAAGGAAACGAGTTTGGTGACTTCTAAAGACTTCTGCAAAGTGGCGGCCAAGTACGAGGCTGATGTCCTGAGCGGTAAGGTGCTTGCCTGTGAGTTCGTCAAGAAGGCCGTCCGCCGCAATCAGGAAGACCGCAAGCGCTACAAAGATCATGGTCTGTACGCCTTCTCTGAAAGCGAAGGCAACAGAGTCTGCAAGTTTATCGAGCTGCTGACTCACACAAAGGGTGCCTTGGCTGGGCAGAAGATCAAACTCGAGCCGTGGCAGATCTGGATCTTGTCGACCATCTTCGGCTGGCGACGTCGATCTGACGGCGGCCGTCGATTTCGGCGTGTTTACATCGAAGTGAGTCGCGGCAATGGCAAAAGCTGTCTGAGTTCAGGGGTTGCGCTTTACTGCCTTTTGGCTGATCGAGAGCCGGGCGCCGAGGTCTACTCCTTTGCAACCACTCGAGATCAGGCCAAGATCGTATTTGGCGACGCCAAGCAGATGTGCGTAGCCAATCAGGCACTGCGGCAAAACTTCGGACTGGAGGTCTTGGCCAATGCCCTCTATGTGCCGCGGACGAACTCGACCTTCCAAGCAAAGTCCGCCGAAGGCTCGACCTTGGACGGCTTGAACACGCACTTTGCGTGCGTTGACGAGCTTCACGCTCACAAGACACGAGCGGTCTACGACGTGGTCGAAACGTCCATGGGCAAGCGCCTGAACTCTTTACTGTGGGTGATCACGACAGCCGGCTTCGACACTTCAGGCATTTGCTACGAAGTGCGGACGATGGTCCGCGGCGTGCTCGATGGAACGATTGAAGACGAAACGCAGTTCGGCGTGATCTACACGATCGACGAGGATGACGACTGGACGACCGAGGAAGCGCTCATCAAAGCGAACCCCAATTGGGGCGTGAGCGTGATGCCGGATGTCATCATCCCGCTTCAAAAGAAGGCAATGGCAATCGCCAGCGCGACCAACAATTTCAAGACGAAGCACCTCGACGTATGGTGTTCCGCCGGCACAGCCTGGATGGATCTGGTCGCTTGGAAGCGATGCGGTCACATGCGAGACCTTGACGACATGCTCGGCAAGCCTTGCGTGATCGGTCTTGACCTTGGTGCGAAGAACGACGTGACGGCCAAGGTGATCGTCTTCAAGGAGCAGGACGAGAACGGGAAGCCTCGCTTCTACATCTCGACGAAGCTCTACCTACCAGAAGCGGCTGTCGAGAAGAGCACAAATGCGCAGTACCAAGGATGGGCCGACACAGGTGCGATCACGGTAACTGGCGGCGCGATGACCGATCTGTCGAGAATTGAAGAAGAGATCCGTGAAGATCTGTCACGCTTTGACGTCCAGGCGATTGCCTACGACCCGTGGCAAGCGACTCAGCTTGCCGTGAACCTTTCAGAGGACGGCGCTCCGATGGTTGAGTATCGGAACACGGTCCAAAACCTTTCAGAGCCGATGAAGTGGCTCGAAGCGCTTGTTCAGGACGGCAAGCTTACGCACGACGAGAACCCTGCCATGGATTGGATGATGGGAAACGTCGTGGCAAAGCTTGACGCCAAAGACAATATCTACCCAAGAAAAGAGCGCTACGAGCAGAAGATCGACGGTCCCGTGGCTCTCATCTACCGACGGGCAGCGAGCAAAGCTACGGGGACACTGACGGTAAGCTACACCGAAGGTTCTACTGTGCCGGTCGGTACGATCTTCATGGCCGACGACCAGACTCGATATGAGACGACGGCGGCGCCTGAAGTCGGAAGCTACACGGTGCCTGTGCAATGCCTGGAGACAGGCACGGTTGGAAACCGTGAAGCAGGATTGACGTACACGCTCGTCAGCCCTGTGACGGGTGTAGATGCAGAAGCTATCGGTAGCGAGATGGCCGGAGGTGCCGAGGCTGAGTCTGACGAAAGTCTACGCGAACGTCTTCTGTATCGACTCCGCAATCCACCTCGTGGGGGTACAGCCACAGATTATGTGGCGTGGGCTAAAGAAGTGCCGGGAGTTACTCGAGCCTGGTGCTTCCCCAAGGAGCAGGGGGTGGGAACAGTAGTTGTCCGATTTGCCACAGACGGACTTACAGAAACAGGTATCCCGACCGAGGGAATGGTCCAAATCGTGGCTGATTACATTGCCCAGGCAGCCCCGGTGACGGCTGCGACTACTGTGTTAGCTCCGGTTGTAAAACCGATTGCCTTTCAAATCAAAAACTTAACGCCTAATACTGAAGCAGTACGAGCGCAAATTGCAGCCGAGCTGAAAAGCCTGTTTCTGCGCGAAGCCAGTCCCGGCGGGGTAGTTCTGATAACCCATATACAGCAGGCTATTTCTTCTGCGGCCGGCGAAGAAGACTATGTGCTGGTGTACCCGACAGAAAATGTCGCGGCGGAAAACTACGAACTGCCAGTTGTGGGGGACATTGGGTATGAGTGACAGAAACTACGATGAGGCTCTAACCAATCTTTTGCCTCCGGGGCCGGCCTGGACTCGAGTGACGGGTTCTCCGGGAAGTGCAGTTCTGAGCGTCGGTGCCACCGAGTTGGCGCGCATTGATGCGATTGCGATGGGACTGGTGAAAGAGGCAGATCCAAGGACTTGTACGGATACTTTGCAGGATTGGCTGCGCGTATACGGGTTACCCAATGAGTGCCTGAAAGGTTTGGATTTGACAGACGAGCAATACCGACAAGTGTTGCTTTTGCTGGTACGGCGAAGTGGGTTGACGGAGGAGTTTTACAAGCAACTCGGCGACATTTTCGACATTGACATTGATGTGGGATCCTATGACCCATTTACGACGCGATCAAGAGTTGATGAGCGTCTCTATGGTCCGGAGTGGGGACATGCCTACGTTTTGGTGATCCGGACAAATCTACAGACAGAAAAGATTTTGTTTCGTACTACCTCACGGGCAAATGAACGTCTTGCATCGTGGGGTATTTCGTTTCTCGAGTGCATGGTGAGAAAGAACTCACCCGCGCACGCAGAGGTTGTTTTTGAATACGAGGTGAACAATGGCAACGAAGGTTGAGTCGAATCAGCTGACCGATTACTGGGAAGATGCGGCAACTCAAACTCTTCCGGATTATTCGGGACAAACAAGCACGGGTTTTGCGCAGGACGGAAACCCGGTTACGGGGCAAAAGGCGACGCTTCCTGGTGCAGCCTGGTTCAACATCATGGCTGCCGTTCGTGTGTCTGTCATTCTTGCAGCAGGAAAGACTCCGTCGAATCCGCCTGATCCGCTGCAGTTTCTCGAAGCGCTTCAATCACTCGGATGGATGACGAGCGAATCGGTCAAAACAGATGTCCTTGCAGACGAGTCTGTGACGACTGCAAAGCTCGCTGATCAGGTCGTTACGATTGCGAAGATTGCCACAGCTCTTTTGGCCACGAAATCTCAGGCTGAAGCGGGTACGGCCGATGACGTTCTGATGACGCCTCAGCGCGTAGCGCAGTCGATTAAAGCACTCGTAAAAATAGCCTCGGAAACTGAAGCCGGCATTGTGAAGGTGACGGGAGACGACGGCATTACGATCAATGAAGCGGGTGAAATTGCTGTCGACTTTTCTCAAATGCCGACCGACAAGTTCGAGGACTTGCTCAAGTCTATTCGTGTGCCGATTTGGTTGACTAGCAGTAAAAATTTCTATTGCAACGCTGAAACAGGGGTTGATAACGAAGAAGAAGGACGAGGTGAAAGTGCATCAAAGCCGTGGAAAACATTAAATTATGCACTTAAACAAATAACCGATAATTATAACTTTAGCGTTTACGATGTAATTTTATATCTTGCTCCCGGTACTTATGGCGATGAATCTTCAGAATCAACCAGTAGTATTCAAGAGCTGTATGCATTTCAGGGGTCGGGATCTCTTTATATATCAGGAAACTCGCCATCGGATACTCAAAATACGGTTATTGTAAATAGATTTAGCACAACAGCATCTAATACTTTCTGTTTTAAAAACGTAACAATCGATCCGGTAATTAAATCGACAAGCGGAGCAGGTTACAATGTTTTTGATTTCCAAAAAGCAACAGTAAACTACTATAACGTGACCTGTAAATTAGGGAGGATAGAGAAATATGAAGGTGACACGACAAGATCGCGGATACTATTCTATATAACTAACTATGGATTCCTGAGAATATATGCAACAAATGACGACCAGCCTTCAGGTATCACTCTGGATTATGGTGGGACAAACGCAGACATACAAACATATTCATTTTCTAATGGTTCAGTGCAATTAACGGCAGACATCAATATTATTTCCGGTAATTCAAACGAAAATTGTACTTTTGTTATGTGTGACTCTTTGAGTTCATTCAGAGTAACAACATCCGTTTTTATAAATCCGGGAAGGGCACCGCAAATAAATATCACTGATGGCGTTTCAGTTTTAGGGACACGGTATAGCGTAAGAAATAATTCGATCATTTCAACTGGAGGTAAAGGCGCAGAATTTTTCCCGGGAACAAAAGCGGGATCAACGTCTACTGGCGGCCAATATTCTTAAGGGGGAAAAATGGACAAGATTAGTTTTTACCGTATTAGTGACGGGCGAGTTTGGGATATTTCAAACGCGTGCTATACCGAAACTTTTGATGAAGAAAGCACGGTTTCGCTCCGTTCTGACGGGCGTCCGGGCGATGAATCCTATCTAAAGAGGACACTTGTTTTCTACGGGTATCTGATCGGTGACGAATTGAAGACGGATGAGGAAAGGGCGGAAGAGGCACGCGAGAAGCGCGACAAACTTCTCGCTGAATCGGATTATTTGCTTATGGCCGACTACCCGATCAGCTCGGAAGCGCTTGTGGCGCTTAAGACGTATCGGCAGGCGCTTCGAGACGTTCCCGAACAATCGGGGTTTCCTAAAACGATTGAATGGCCATCAAAACCGGAGGTTATCTTGTGAACTTAACCAATTTTGCGCACGCGGGTCTAGCGCTCGCCGTGCAAGCCGTTACAGCCCTGATTGCTTTTGCTTTCGGGGCTTCTTTTTTAACGGGGTTGACGATGGGAGCTCTCCTCGCCGTGGGGTTTTATTTGGGTCGCGAGGTGACACAGGCAGAGGTTAAGGCAGGAGGAGATCCTTGGTACATCGGTTTTGAAATACGGCTATGGTCGAAAGACGCCATATATGACTTGGTTGTCCCGACAGTAGCTTGCCTTCTGGTGTGCAATGCCTGTTTCTTCTGGGAGTGAGTTATGGAGGAGGACAGCGTGCTGAAAAGAATTCTTACCCCGATCTTTTCGGGGTCTGCCAGTGGCACCGCCAAAGCAGCACCAGCTATAGGAGTATCGGCTCTGAGCATCGCAGGCGTGCCGCTTGAATCCTGGGTCACGATCCTGACTTTTGTGTACATCCTGATCATGATCATCGGCGCGCTTCCAAAGATCGTCGAGACGATCCGGTACTTCTGGGGTATGGCGCACCCGAAACAGCCTGAGACCATCGTGCGACAAGTGGCTGACAGCTCTGTGGCCGACAAGATCCGTAAGGCAAAAGGAGAGGATGATGCTTAAGCGAATTGTCGTCGGCGGTTTGTCTCTGACGGCTGCAGGCCTCATCAGCATTGCGACTTGGGAGGGCTTCAAAGAGGAAGCCTACATCCCCGTGCCGGGTGACGTGCCGACGATCGGCTTCGGATCGACTGAGGGCGTCAAGTTGGGGGATACGATCAACGTTCCGGACGCGCTCAACCGTCTTGAAAAGGACGTGCGAGTGGCCGAGGATGCAGTGCGGTCTTGCGTGACGGTGCCTCTGATGCCCTATGAGCACGACGCCTATGTGAGCCTTGCCTACAACATCGGCAAGTCGCACTTTTGCGGGTCGACTCTAGTCCAAAAGCTGAATGCTGGAGACTACAGGGGCGCATGCGAAGAGATCAAGCGCTGGCACTTTGCGGGCGGAAAAAGCCTCAAGGGGCTGGTCGACAGACGGTCGGCTGAGTATCGACGATGCATCGGTGAGGTGCCGCGATGATTACTTGGATCAAGATCGGGGCGGTTGTCATCGCGGCAGCCGCTCTTTTTTTAGGTGGCTACCGCTTTGCGGCGGCCCTGTATCAGTCCGACATCGATGCGATGAAGGCCGACCATGCTTTGGCCTTGGCCGACAAAGAAAAGGAGGCGCGTGCAAATGAGCGCAAACAAACTGAAGCACTTTCTGCGGCGTGGGATGAGGTCGAACGGCAAAAAGCTGAACTGGCTGAAAGCCGCGCCGATAGCGGCTCTCTGCGCCTTGAGCTTGAGCGGGTGCGCGTCCAGTCCGACAGTTATCGCGCCGAATTGTCCAGAGCCGGTGCAAGTTCCTGCAAGCATTTTGCAGAGCGACTCGACCGCTGTGTCGGACTACTCGAAGAGGGTGCAGGTTTATCTTCTGAAGGTGCAGAAATTTCTCAGAGAGTCGCAGGAAAGCACGACGCCTTAGCGAAGGTTCACAATACACAATAAGAATAGAGGTAGGAGAAAAACGTCCTACCCCGAATCTTTTTTTATTTGATCAGGCTTGTACAGAACGCACCCCAGGCATCGAAAACCTCTCGCATTTCTCCCAAAGCCTGCTCGCGATCATAGGCGCATTGATAGGACTCGTTGCGGTGGTCCAGACAGCTTTCCCGGATCTCTTTTGCAAAGAAGGCGTGGCCGAAGCGCTTACCGTCTTTTGCCCAGGTGTTGAAAGTCGCGCGAGCACATCCGTGCAATGTGACAATCCTTGGCTCTCCTTTCTTTGACCTCTGCTCCGGATCCACCCAACCGATGCCGTCAATGGCTCTCTGTTTGTCGTGCATCCTTTTTAACAGTCTTGGAAACGCATCAATTGTGATGGGGGATAACTTTCGCTGATAGATGCTTGGGAAAAGAAACTCTTGTCCATCAAACTGCACACGCGGCATCGTCTTAAGCAAATCAATTGCAGCTGGACTTAGCGGGGTTTTTCGATCAAAGGGTAACCGTTCTGCTTTTACTTTCATCCGATCTCTGGGGATGAGGTGAATCCATTGCCCATCTGAGTCCTGTTGAATTTCAGACCAAGTGGCTTCTCTGGCAGTCGAGTTTCGAGCCGCAGTCAAAATGGCAAAGGCAAGACATCTCGCAGCTGGACTTGAAAGCGTGTACTCCATAAGCATTTTGAAAAACAGGGGCATACGCTCAGGAGGAAGAGCCGGTTCATGCCCGCCAACCGGTCGCTGGAGTGGAAGCAGATCCCCAAGTTTCCCATTATTGACCTGTGCCGGGTTGATCATCGGAGGGATCATCTCTGACCGAATTGCCCAATCTATCGCGTTGCGAGTATCTGCCAGGATACGTTCAGGTGTGTCGATCATCGTCTGCCATTTGACGTAAAACGCGGCAGCGAACTTTTCGGCCGTAAGATCGGATACTGGACAGAGCCTTAGATCGTCTGGGATGTGATTGCGAAAGAAGCCTTTCCAAATCTCTGCTCGGGGTTTGGTTGGGTTTTTCCAACGTCCTCGCTTGTCATTGAACTCGACCCACTGGAACATAAGTTTCTCGTAGGTCAGGACTGAGTCATCAGTGGCTTGCGGGGTCTTGGACAAAGCGGCACGTTTGGCTTTCTCTTCAGCAACCGGGTCGATGCCGTCTGCCACTTTCTGACGCCAATCAGAAGCCTTGGCAAAGGCTTCAGCAAGAGACATTGCTGGGTAACGCCCCAAGTTAAGGGAACGACCAGTTGATCGGACTTTTAGAACGAAGTATTTGGCCAAACTACCGTCGGCCAATTTTCTGATTGAGACGTACAGCCCTGGGACAACTCCACAGGCTGTGTCTTTTGTGAGGGTTTTGAGCTTACGCTCTGTCATTCGCTCAGCGCTTCTCATCTTTGATCCATGGGCAAAGTAAGGGGCTATGCTCCCAATGGATCCGAAAAAAATTACGGCAAAAGCACCCAATGCCGTTTCATTGGGTGCATAGTTGGGAGCATTCGCACTTGAGCTTGTGAGATTCTACGTTAGAACGAGAAAGAACGAAAGAGACTATCCGAGCATGCAAGAAGCCCGAGGATAAAGGCGATTCCGTAGACGGAGATAACAAAAAAGGAGACGTCGTAGAACATCTCCTTCTGCAAAACTGGTCGGGGTGAGAGGATTCGAACCTCCGACTCCTACGTCCCGAACGTAGTACTCTACCAGGCTGAGCTACACCCCGAATTTCTCGACTGTCGGCGCG